TCTATGATGATACTTGGACAGCAGAAGAAGCTGGATTTGAAGATGAGGAAGAATGGGAAATTTTGAAGCAAGAAAAAAATCGTCGGGTGTTAGTATTATGGCCATAAATCCATTTGATTTTGTGAATTCGATTAATACTACTAAAGTTGATTTGATTTCTACTTCTGATGATCCTGAATTGATGGAGAAGGAGTATAATCCTTTTCTAACTAATAAAGCATTGTCATATTTTATTGATACTATAACATTAGCAAATGAAATGAATAGTCGTTATGATATTGATCATAAATATCAATATGATTTCTTACGGGCAACAGTACGTAAACGTAAGAGAATTACAAAATGGCATAAACAAAAGAATGATGATGATATCAATGCTGTAATTGAATACTATGGTTATTCTCTTAATAAAGCAAAGGATGCAATCAAAATTCTTACAAAAGAACAAATTGAACAAATAAAGATTAACTTGACAAAAGGTGGAGTGAAAAAATGACAACAGATTTATCAAATATGATTGAAGTACATCTTGAAAAAGAAGATGATTTTCTTAAAGTTAAAGAAACATTGACTCGTATTGGTGTTGCATCCCGTAAAGATCAAAAACTATATCAATCTTGTCATATTCTTCATAAACAAGGTCGATACTTCATTGTCCATTTCAAAGAACTATTTGCACTTGATGGAAAGCCATCCGATTTTAATCAGAATGAAGATGATATTGCCCGTCGAAATACCATTGCAAACCTATTAGAGCAATGGAATCTATTGACCCTAGTTGATGGATCAAAATCTGCTCAACCCGTCGCCGATATGAGTAAAATTAAGATTCTACCATTTAAAGAAAAAGACAAATGGCAACTAGTATCAAAGTATACCATTGGAAAGAAGGGGAGTTAACGCTCCCCAACTTTTTTTCGTATGATGCATTTTTTTGGTTGACAAAAATGCATCATGATATTATATTAATCATAGTAACTTGTGATTTAAAAAAAGGAGAATTGAAAATGAATATTCGTAATGTAATGATTGCAGGTGTATTAGCCCTTTCACTATCTGGTTGTAATCAGACTGCGGGCACTCTAGCTGGCGGGCTAGCTGGCGGAGCTGCTGGTGCTTATGGAGGCTCAATGATTGGTAATGGTCTAGGCAAGACTATTGCAACCGCTGGTGGCGCTCTTGGTGGCGCTCTAGTGGGTGGTTTTCTAGGCAACTCACTAACACTACCATATACAAATTCTGACCGTATTGATAACAATCAGATCATGATTGATCGTAATGGTCGTCGAATTGATCGTAATGGTCATCGAATTGATAGTATGGGTAATAGTCAAGGTGGAGGTAATACGTACGTAATGCCCAATGGCAATGGTGCACCACAGTCACGATTCAATTGCCGTATCCAAAACAATTATGTGGTCTGTAACGACTAAATAACAATGAATTCCCATAGTGGGAATGATACTCGCCTATTAAGGGAGTATACAATCAACCTTGCTACTTATAGGAGGTATATATATGACACTACCAAAGAACGTCGCTCCATTTTTCGTTGGATTTGATCGTCTATTCAATCAACTCGATACATTCACTAAAGCTATGCCAACTGGCTTTCCACCATATAACATCCGTAAAGTGGATGATAACAAGTATATGGTCGAATTAGCTGTTGCTGGTTTTTCAAAGTCTGATATCGAAATTGAATTAGACGGTGATGTATTACGAATTACTGGTAGAATCAATGATGATAACGATAGTTACCTTTACAAAGGCATTTCTAATCGTGCCTTCACTCGCACCTTCAATGTTGCTGAAACCGTAGAAGTTAAAGATGCAACATTGGTTAATGGAATGCTAAAAGTGTTTCTAGAAAACATCATTCCTGAATCAAAAAAGCCAAAAAAGATTGAAGTGAAGGAAGCAGAATAATGATATCGGATTGGTTTAAAACTCTATTTCAGTCCTGGGAATCACAATATCTTTCTCAGTCCATTGATCATGCCGATTTAAAAAGACGTATGGAATATCTTAATAACAGACGTTCTCTACCTCTTTTACATCTATATTTAAATTAAAGGAAATAATCAATGGAACCAGGGACAATATTTTTCATAGGCTATATGACTCTAATTACATTATTGGGAGTCACTTTAGTTTTTGGAAAAAAGATTAATGAGTATCTAACAAAATCTCATTGACAGATTAGATAATCATGCTAGAATAGAGGAGTAGAAATACTCCTCTATTTTTGTTTAAACAAAGGAGACATATATTGAAATTTTATACAAATATTGATCGTGTTGGTTCTTATATTCTTTATCGTGGTTATAAAGACAATAAGCCAATTCAAGATAAAGTTAAATTTCAACCAGTATTCTGGATACCATCATCAAAAGGTGATATGAAAACTATGGATGGTCGTTTAGCAGGTAGTGTTCCACAAGAATCAATGAGTGTTGCTAAAGATTTCATTGATCGCTATAAAGACGTCTCTAATTTTCAAGTTTATGGAACTACCAATTATGTCCATCAATTCATTAGTCAAGAGTTTTCACATAAGATTAAGTTTGATCCAAAACGAATCTGTGTTCGATTTGTTGATATGGAAGTTGGTTCACCAGATGGATTCCCAGAACCAAATGAAGCAAACTATGAAATCAATGCTATCACAATTAAAGATAGTAATAAGAATCAATATCACACCTGGGGATTACATCCAGTCGATGTGTCAAAAATTGATAAACCAGTTCTTTATCGCCTTTGTAAGAACGAATTTGATTTATTAGCAGATTTCTTAGAATATTGGACAGATCACTATCCAGATATTGTCTCTGGTTGGTATTCCGAACTATTCGATATTCCATATCTAGTGAATAGAATGAGAAAAGTTCTAGGAGAAGAAGCAACTAATCGTCTGTCACCATGGAAAAAGGTTTATGATGATCATTTTGAAATGAATACTGGAAAGATTAAACATCGATATAATATTGTCGGAATTACACAACTTGATTATATTGATCTATTCAAAAAGTTCACATTGAATACTTTAGGACAGCAAGATTCTTATAAATTAGACAATATTGCACATGTAGTATTAAAAGAAAATAAACTTGATTATAGTGAATATGGCAATCTTCATACATTATATTTAAGTAATTATCAAAAGTATATTGAATATAACATTCATGACGTTACACTAGTTGAAAGGCTTGATGAAAAATTAGGATTATTACAATTAGTATATACACTAGCTTATAAGGCAAAATGCACATTAAAAGAAACACTAGGTACAGTAGGTATTTGGGATGCCTATTTGTATAATGAGTTTTTGAAAAGAGGAGTGGTAATTCCATTTTCTCTTAATAAATCATATCGTAGTATTGAGGGTGGATATGTAAAGGACCCACAATTAGGATTACATAAATGGGTTGTATCTGTTGATTTGAATTCTCTATATCCAAATCTTATCATTCAATATAATATGAGCCCAGAAACTACTATTCCTAAATTATACCATCATACTGTTAGTGATGTATTAGAAGTATTAATGAATAATAATGCATTGTTGCATAATTCTGATCATATTATGACAGCAACTGGTCAATGTTTTAGAAAAGACATTCAAGGAATTATTCCAGAAATTGTTGAAAGTCTATATGATGAACGTGTAATCATTAAAAATCAAATGATTGAAAAAAAGAAAGAAAAAGAATTGAATAAGAGTGATCTTATTGACAAAGAAATTTCAATCTTTAATACAATGCAGATGGCAATTAAGATTCTTTTGAATAGTTTATATGGTGCCATGGCAAATAAGTATTTCCGTTTCTTTAATGCTGATGTGGCAGAAGCTATCACTGTGACAGGTCAGTTAACTACTCAGTGGGCAGCATATACTATTAACAAATATCTAAATAAAGTCTTGAAGACTAATGATATTGATTATGTTATTGCATGTGATACTGATTCTGTTTACTTTACCTTAGATAAATTAGTTCAAGCTATATTTCCTGATGGTGCAGAAACACAGAAGATTGTTGATTTCTGTGATAAGGTTACAGAAAGAATTGAAAATGAACTTGAAAAAGCATTCATTCAATTGCAATATACAATGAATGCAAATAAGAACAAAATGGTCATGAAACGAGAAATCATTGCCGATAAAGCCGTTTGGACAGCCAAAAAACGATATATTGCCCACGTTCTAGATAGTGAAGGAGTTCGATATAAAGAACCTGTACTCAAAATTGTCGGAATTGAAGCCGTCCGTTCCTCAACTCCTGCAATCTGCCGCAAATGGATTGAAGAACTATTTAAGCTTATGATGAAATCTGACCAAAAAACTATTCAAAAACAAATACTTGAATATAGAAATAAATTCAATGAGTTAGCACCTGAGGATGTGGCATTTCCTCGAGGTGTTAGTGATTTGTCAAAATATCGTTCAAGTGGTGGATCATATACAAAGGGAACACCTATTCATGTAAGAGCTGCATTATTATATAATGAGTTGATTAAGAATAATAAGTTAGTATATGAAGAGATTAAGGATGGTGAGAAAATGAAATTCATGTATATGATAGTTCCTAATCCGATACAGGAAAATGTATTTGGCTTTGCAACAGTATTTCCTAAAGAAACGGGATTACAAAAATACATTGATTTTGAAACACAATTTCAAAAAGCGTTCATTGATCCTATATTGCCAGTAATTAATGCAATGGGATGG